TGACCGGTCCATCGACAGCAATGCTGCCGTCCAGAATTCCCTCTAGCTCTTCATCAGACCACTGGCGATCCGTCAGATCGGCGAGCTGCTGTTTTCTTGCGCGAAGCTGTTCTAGCCGCTTGTTTGCGGCATCGCCGAAGCCAGGCAACAGGATCGGTTCATTTAACGTCAGCAGTCTGTCGAGTTCCTTGACTTCACCTTGTAGCTGGATGATCTCGCGCTGTGCTTCGCGGCCGTTCTTCTTGAAGTCGGTGGTGTTGTAATCCTCAATCGGGCAGATACCAGCCTCGATGCACTCCATCGGGACGCGCATGGCGCCATCTTCCAGCTCCACGTTCTTGATCGGTGCCGCCACGCGGAACTTCGCGCTGCCGAGCTTGTAGGTGCTGGCCGCGTCGATGTAGCTCGAGAGCGTGCGGCGCAGCTCCTTGGCTGCGCGTGCGGTGTCGCTGCCGCCTGAGCTGATCTGCCGGAACACCAGCGTCATGCGCTGCCCGACCGGGACCGTTGGGCGCGCATCGTTCAGCACGTTCAGCGGCCAGTAGCTCTCCAGCCCGCTGATCTCAACGCCGAGCGGTGCGTCCTTCTCCCTGCCGTCCTCATCACGGTCGATGTAGACCACGTTGATCGGGATCGGTGCGAAGACACCGAACCGCGTCATGGTGCTCGGCGAGAAGGCCTGACTGAAGCCATCCGAGTGCTGGTCGCCGATCAGCGTCGGCCGGTAGGCGATGCTGCTAGCCGCCTCGCCGATGCGCGTCGGATCGCTTTCATCGCCGCGGATCAGATCAGAGAATTGCAGCGGCCGGTTGGCGCCGAGATACGCCCAGGTCTTGCCGGCTGCCAGCTGACGGATCGGGGTCTGGCCGAACGCAATCCGGCCGGGTCCGATGCGCTGGATCTCAGACGCGCCGATCACCACCAGCATCTGCATGAACTGGCTCGAGCCCTCGCTGTGGACAGCCGACCAGACCAGCGAGCTGGCCACGCGCACGCCGCCGGTCGGGTTGTCGTCCACGTTGCAATAGACGAGGTTCACCGGGTCGCCGTACTTCGCCAGCTCCTGCTGTGAGTTGAAGCCGAACCGTGGCGCGAAGGTCTGATCACGGCGCTGCCGCTGGTTCTTCTGCTCCATCTCCGGCTTTGGAGCGAGCAGGTAGCTGACGGCCTGCAGGATGATGCCGACCACCGCGAGGATGATCGAGATCGGTTCAGCACGCAGTTCCTGCAGCTTCTCCTCACGCGATCGCGTGAAGTCGTGCTGCACCGCCAGAAACTCGAGGTATTCGTCCTCTGAGACCTTCAGGATCTGGATGAGCTCGTGCTCGTAGGGCAGCAGCTTGCGCGTCATCGATCCATCCAGAAGTAGCGCGCCACGCCATCAGGCAGCGGCGCCTGTACGACATTCTGCCCCGGCCCGATGAACAGCAGCGCCCGGCCGAGGCAGGTGCCGAGTGCTGTGCCACCACCGGCCGGCAGCAATGCCACCGCGCCACGTTGGGGTCGCTTCAGCGGACTGCCGTGCTCGAGCACCCAGCGCACGATCATCGAGCGCGGGAAGTTCTCCTCGCTCCAGTCGCGGTAGACCCACGCGAAGTGCTCGCGGTAGCTGGTGAGCCCCAGCCGGTCGCGCACCTCGCACGCCAGCTGGAAGCAGTCGGTGAGCCCGCTGCCATCGCCCGGCCGGTGACCCCAGCCGTAGCCGAGACCCACCAGGTCGTTCATCGCAGGTAGAGCTCCGAGTTGAGCGGCAGCGGTCCCACCATGTCGCGGGTGAAGCTGCGGCCGGGAAAGCTCGAGCCCACGCTGTCGATCGCCGAGCGGAAGCGCAGCTCGATGGTGGTCTCGCTGAAGCTGGCGCCGAGGCCGATGTAGTAGTCGGTGGCGGTGTTGGTGATCGTGCCTGCAGCGTTCAGCCAGGCGGAGGTGAGCGTCAGCTCGCTGAGCCGGTTGCCGTTGCCGCGCTCAACCAGCACCAGCGCGAAGTCCACATGCGGGAACAGCACCTGCAGCTGCGCGTTCTCGCCGTTCAGTGTCGCCAGCGCACCCTCAGCGCGAAACGGCGCGAAGAAGTAGCTCTCGCTCTGCAGGATGGCGGTCTGCGCCACGAAATAGTTCTGGTAGCGGTGCGTGACGCCATCGGTCGTCTGCAGCTTGAAAAACTGGCAGATGCGGATCTCGGCCATCAGAAGTCGAGCTCGCCGATGAGGGTGATCGAGACGCGGCTGCGGCCGGTGTAGACCGACTGCACCTCTGGCGGCCCGGCATACTCCCAGCGGATGCTGGTCGGTGCCTGGATGTAGCCGCGCAGCGTGGTGGTCATGCCGGCGAACAGGTCAGCCGGCAGCGTGAAGCGATCGAAGCCACCGCTGGAGCCGTTGTAGTGCGCCAGCAGCTGCTCGGTGGTGGCGTCCGGGATGTTGTCGAAACCGAGCTGCAGCTCGAATCCGCTGGGACGGCTGCCGAAGGCGCGTTTCACGGTCGCGCCCGACAGCGCCCGGTAGGTCTTCACTGGGAAGGTGCCGAGCTTGAAGGCTCGGGTGGTCGGTTTGATCCGGGGGAACTGCTCAGCCATCAGCGCAGCCCCACACGGGTTCGGGTGGACGGGCTCTGCTGCAGTTTATCGAGCGTCATGGTCATCCCACGCTTTGCGCCGTCGCGGGATGCAGCGCGCCGGGTTTCGGCCATGGCAGCCTCCAGCTGATCGCGGCTGACGTATTCGACGCCGCCGATGTTGGTGCTCTGGAAGCTCATGTTCAGCACCGGGGCGCCCATGCCCTGCGTCGGCCCTGCGCCCATGGCCTCGCGCATCTTGTCCTGCCCCTGCAGCGCCACGGGGATGCGCCGGCCATCAGGCAGCGGCACATAGGCCTCGGGCTTGCTGCCCTCGCCGTAGAGCGCCAGCTGCGGCCGGTTGGCGATGCCGCCCTGGGAATACTTCTTGAGCGGTGCCGGGCCGCTGGAGGTCATCACGCCGCCGTTGGCGAAGCCGAAGCCGGGGAACAGCGAGTTGAGGCCGAAGCGCAGCAGCGCACTGCCGATCTGCTTCAGCACACCGGCTGCGATCTGCTTCAGCTGCTCCTCGAGATCCTCGGCGCCGGTCATCGCCGCCTCGATGGTCGCCTCGATGCCGCCGATGATGCCCTCCGCGATCGTGCCCTTGATATTGCTGTAGAGCTCCTTGATCTCAGCGGCGCGCTGCTCACTCTTCTCGCGCTCCTCGCGTGCCTTGCGCTCGGCATCGGCCAGCTCCAGCGTCTTGTTCACCAGCTGCCCCTGCAGGTTCAGTCGGTCCTCGATCGCCTGCACCTGCTTCTCGAGCTCCTGCCGCAGGCTGCTCTCCACCGGCAGCGTGGCGATCTTCGCCTGCAGCTCGGCCTCCATCGCCAGCAGCTTCTCCTGCTCGATCGCGGCCGTGGCCTCCAGCTCCACACGCTGCTTGGCGATCTCGGGACTGATGCCCTGCTTCAGCAGCTCGAAGTAGCGCACCTCGTCGCGCAGCTTGTTCCCGGCCGCCTCCTGCTGGCTGCTGAGCGCATCGGTGATCGCGCCGTACTTCTGCTCTAGCGCGGTGATGGTCTGCAGCTCGTTCAGCCGCTGCTGCTGGCTGGCGAGCGCACCCTGCGCGGCGCTGAGGTTGGCACCGGCCTGCGTCACGCCAGCCATCGCCGGAGCGGTTGCCGGGGGCAGCGCTGGCGCCATCGGTGCAGCGCCGGCACGCATGGCCTGCGGCAGGAACTGCTTGTAGGCGCCGGACTTGAACACCGACCACGCACCGAAGCCCTGGCTCTCGAATACCTTGCGCGCGGCGCTGGCGTTCACCGCCGGATCGAACAGCGCCTCATTGCTGCCGATGCCGAAGGCCTGCCGCCGCTGCGGTCCCATGCGGCCGAGCATGTTGACCTGCCACAGGCCGTAGCTGTTGTCGCCGGTGGCTGCGTTGTTGTTGTGCGCGTTGCTGCGCCCGCCAGATTCGGCCATGGCGATCGCCGCCATGATCGACGCATCGCGATCGTTGAAGCCGGCCGCCAGCGCCAGCGCCTTCAGCTGGCCGGCGTTCAGCTGGCCGCGGCCGACAGAGCCGGGGATCAGCCGGTTTGGGCCGAGCGCACCGCCAGCACCACCTGCGCCGCCGAGCGTGGCGGCAGCATCAGCCGCGCCCTGCTTCATCTTCTCCGCCAGCTTCTCGCCTGCGTCCTGCAGGATGTTGCTGACCTGGCGCGCGTAGCCCTCCTGCAGCTTGCCGATGCCCTCGGCCACGCTGATCTTGAACTCCTCCAGCCGGCGCTGCAGATCGGTCTGCGCATCGACGGCGCCGCGCTCGTTTTCAATCCGCTGCTCGTCATAGCGGCGGAAGATCTCCTTCACCTCCTTGGCGGTCTCAATGCCCTCGGTGGAGAGCCCCGCAGCTGCCAGCCGCTGCCGCTCGGCCTCGAGCGCGCGATCCTCCAGCGTCTGCTGCAGCTTGGTGCGCGTGTCGGCGATCTGCCGCTCGATCTTCAGCCGCTCATCACCGAGATCACGCTCGAGCTCCATCGCGCGCTTGACCGTCTCGCGCTGGAAGTCGGCGATCTGCTCGGCGTTGCGTTGCGCCGCATCCGCAAGCTTCTCCTCCGCGTCCTTGCGGATCTTCAGCTCGTCCTCCAGCGCCTCCTTCCGCGCACGCTGGCGTGCCGCCTCACGCTCGCCGGCTGCGGCCTCACGCGCTTCGCGCTGGTCGGCTGTCGGGTTGTCGCCCATTGAGCCCATCGCGCGCTGGCGCCGCTCAGCCTGGAACTGCGCGAACAGCTCCTCAGCGCGCTGGTTCTGGAAGCGGTCGATCTCGAAGCCGTAGCGGAAGAAGCCGCCAATGCCGAACTTCTTGCTGGCTTCCTTCTGCGCCTGGATGGTGGCGCGGATCCGGTCCGCCTCGCGCTCCTGTGCGCCTTCATTCAGCCGCAGCGCATCAGACACCCGCTGCAGCGCGCTGGTGAAGCCACGCAGCAGTGCGATCGCGGCCGGTCCGAAGGCCTTGGCGATGCCTTCGCCCGTGCGGCGCAGCTCGTTCTGCAGGTCAGCCAGCGCCTGCGCGCCGGTCTGGAACTGCGCGTTCAGCTTGCCGAGCTGCGTCTCCTGCAGCTTGCCCAGTGCCCGCAGCACCACGTCGGTGGTGACCTGCCCTTGGGCTGCCAGATCCTTCAGCTCGCCGATCGAGACGCCGAGCTCCTTGGCGATCGCCTGCGCCGCCAGTGGCGCCTGCTCACGGATGGAGCGCAGTTCCTCACCCTGCAGCACGCCGGAGGCCAGACCCTGCTTCAGCTGGATCAGTGCGTTGCTGGTTTCCTGCGCCGTCGCGCCGCTGTTGCGGGCTGCCGCCGAGAAGCCGATGAAGGCCTTCTCCAGCTCCTGAATGGTGATGCCGGTCGGGCGCAGCGAGGCGTAGAGCGAGGCGAAGCTGCCCTGCGCCTCGGTGGTGCTGATGCGCAGCGTTTGCGCGATCCGTGCCGCGGCTGCCTGCGCTTCGTTGTATTCGCCGAACTCATCGGTCAGCGCCTTGAGCCGCACCTGCGCGCTCTCGGCCTGCAGACCCACGTCAGCGACGAACTTCACCGCCAGCGCACCGCCAGCGGCCGCCGCGAGGCCGCCAAGACTGCCGCCCATGGCGAGCAGCCCACCGCCGCCGCCGCCGCGGGTGGCGCCGTTCAGCTTGGCCTGCTGCCGCTGCAGCTTCTCCAGCTCAGCGGTGTAGAACTTGAACTGCCGGCTGCCGATCTGCGCTTCGTTGCGCAGGTTCGTCATCACCGTGATCTGACGCTGCAGCGAGTTGAGCGATCCACCGGCCGCCTGCGCCAGCTTCTTGTTCGCCGCGTAGAGCCGATCGAGATCCTTGCTCGAGCGGTTGGCCTGCTGAGCCATGCCCTGCAGGCCGCGCTTCAGCTGATCGAGCCCCTGCCCTTCCAGCTTGGCGGTGAACTTGATCGCCGTGTCGAGGGTCATCGCCATGGATCAACCCTCCTTTGCCATCGCTGTCAGTGCCGCGCCTTCCATGACCTGCAGATCCTCCAGGAGGGAGCGCGGCTCCGTCACTTCGTACAGTCTAAAGAGCCATTCCAAGGCGCCGTAATCGAGCCCGATCGGCCCGCCCATCGATGTGCGCCACTGCGTTGAGATGCGCAGGAACATCAGCACCGCATCCCAGTTCTCAGGCCATACCTCAAAGTCCTCGGATGAGGCCTGCTCGGGCAGATCAAGCCCGAACGCAGCCGCATCATCCTGTGACTCATCAACGACGCCGCCGCCGGCCCAGTGCTCGGCGGCCTCGGTCAGTTTTTTCGTTTGCCCTTCGCCAGGCTCTCCAGCCATGCCGTCACCACGGCCGCGGCGACCAGAGGCACGTTCAGCAGATCGGCCTTGGCCTTCTCGCTGAAGCGCACCTCCTCACCCTTGGCGTCTTGGATGCCCTTCCAGCCGGTCAGCACCTCGGCGCACAGCTCGTCATCGTTGAGATCACCGGCCTGGATCAGGTCCCAGATCTCGCGGATGCGCTGCTGTGGCAGCCGCTTGAAGACTGCATCGAAGGATTGTTTCTCGAACCGGCCACCATCGATGGGGAACTCGACAGTGACCGGCCAGCTGTAGCTCTCAGTTTGAGCGAGAACAAAAGCCATGCAGTAGCTCCGTGGATCAGGTGTAGGCCAGGCTCAGCTCATCGTTGCCGGCGCTGGTTGGCACCGCAAC